CAGACAGCAAAGCCCGGTCGCTTGACGTAGACAAACCCGACCTGCTGATACCGGACGTGGCACGACAGGATGTAGTCGTCGCCGCTTGGACCGCTCCACAGGAACGAACCAAGCGGGTCGTGCCTGCTGCGATAGGCGTAGTCAAAGCCGGAAGGCGTGTAGGAGAACCCGTCGGGCGACATCGGGTCGGCGACCTCTTGGTACACGTCAGGAGAATGGAGAACCTGCCAGCCGTTGCGGACCTTGGCTGTTCCGCCCGACATGTCGAAGTTGATGATGGCGTCGAAGTCGAGCGACTGCTGCTCGGCAACCTGCGAGGTCATGCCCTGAATGCGAGGTGCGACGTTCGCCTGTGCCACAGCAATTCCCCCTCGGCTTACCTGCCGACCTGCACGCCCATGATGGACTGTGGCGTTTGGCGCTGCAACGACAAGCCCAGCGTGTTTTTCATGCTGTCCAGCTTGGCGCGGTACAGCGCAGGCAACCCGTCATCTTGATCGCCAACGGAGATTTTGGCCTTGATCGCAGCCAGAAGTGGCACAAGCTCGTCAAAGGTCGAGCTGAGGTCTGTGGGAATCGCCCATTGCAGTGTTCCGCCCGGAGCGTAGCCAGCCAGCAGCAGCTGAGAGGCGTCCAATGTCGGTACAATGACGTTCGGAACGAACCACATCCAGAGGTAAAACGACTGCTGCGGAACCGGGTTGAAAAACATCATTGTGCCATTGACGACGCGATAGACGTTTGGCGTCGCGTTGTTGACGCCTGCCGTGTACCCGTCTGCATTGACGCTGTGCGTCAGCAGGTCGTTCATGCGCGTCACAGGAGTGACCGGCTTGAAGTCGCAGCCCGGAGCGCCAAATCCACCGTCATTTACCGCAAGGCGCTTGTTGCTGGTGGATACGCCAAGCACAAGCAATGCCGGACCCTGAAAACGCGTGTTGTTGTAAAAACGCTCCTGAATACTGAAGTCAATCGTCCATTTCCCAGCAGGCACCAAGAACTGGTTGAACGCCGTGAACAGGTCCGGCGTCTGCGCGACAAGCTGGTGGTAGATCTCGGTGTTGGACAGCTGAATAAGCGTGTTGAGCTGCGCGTCGGTCCAGTGCGCAGCCCGAGGCTCGTTGATGTAGAGGCGGACAAGGGACCGCGCTTCGCCAAGGTTCATGTCGCGCTCCTACTTGCATGTCAGAGCACGGATACTTGAGCGCCCTTGACCCCTGTGGCCTTACGGAAGTCATTTGCCATGCGCGTCGGGTCCAGTGCGTCCACTCCGCGCGCAATCGCGTCCTTCTTGACCGCATCGCGCTCCTGCCTGTCCTTGGCAATCCAGTCCTTGAGCGAGTCTGCATCTGCCGCAGCCCTGCCCTCGACAAGCCGGGAGTACAAGTTGCAGGCATCGAACGCCGTCCTGCACTCGTCGAACACCTGAGCAAACCCGCTGGAGCGCAGGGCAAACAGCAGCATCCGGTGCGTCTGCGAGTCGTAGGCAACCTCAAACTCTGGGAAGTCCTCGCGAATCTTGCGATACCAGTCCAGCGGAAAGCCATACTCCGTCGCACGCTTGTAGCGGTCGTCGGCAAACAGGCGCTGTCTGGCGTACTCACGACTCACACGAACTCCATTTTGACGATTGACGCATCGCCGCTGATCGTCTCGTTTTCGTCAGAGACGGGCGAGACGTAGACAAGCTCAAAGCACAAGTCCATCGCGTCGTTGTCCGGGTTGTCCAGCGTGAACGCGACAACCGGATAGTTCGCGCCGATGTTCTCAGCAGCAGGCGTCCCCGCTGCTGGAGTGAACTGCACACCGGCCGCAGGATTGGCAGATGCTGGAATGCGTTGCCCTGTGAAAATCGGAATGCCAGTACCACTCACCGTGACAACGTGCATATCAAACGTCGCGTTTGCCCCAGGATCAGACCACAGCGTTTTCCACACATTCAGCCAAAGAATCTTCTTTGGCCCGGATACGATGACCACACCGTACTCAGTGGTGGCCGCCGATGTCATGCGGTACGTAGCGCGCTCGACGCCTACGCGATGACCGTACAACAACTGCTCTGGCAAAATCGGCGCAGGAATGGGCATGACGCAGCCTCAAAAGACTGGCGAGTCGGATGGGACGACAAGCACATAGTCGGTGTACGCACCTGCGTCGTTGGTCAGCGAAGTGCTGTAAAGCAGAACGATCTGCATGTCCAGCGGGTCGCTGCCCGGATTGGTGATGGTCAGCACCAACGGGCTATACACCGCATCGACGATGTTGTTGTTGGATAAATCGTTCAGCACAGCCACCACCTGCGCGCTGTCGGCAACGTCAATCGCCAGCGCATCGGTAATCGGAGTCGTACCGTCCGGGGCGAACAGCTGTGCCGTGCAGCCCGCGAACGAAGACTGGTCAACCTGCGGAACAATCACCACACCCGCGATGCGAAACTTGCCACAAAGCGGCAGAAACACATCTCCGGTCGCGGCATTGACCACATGAAACGGCAGCCGGTGAAGACCAAGAACCGCGCCGCGCTGAACACTGTGAGACACAATAGGCATAGCAGCCTCCTGTAGCCTGCTGGTTGGCAGAGCTTACAGCGTCGGGTTGGTGATGGTGCAGCCGTAGTAGACGCCGTGCGTGTTCAGCAGGTCAAAGCCAAACTGGCTGCGCTCCACAAACACCGCCTCAAACGCATCCTCGCCAGGAATCTGCCGCAGGTGGTTGCCGGCAACAGCGCCTTGCGACTCCCACTGCGGCTTGGACAGGTACATCCAGCGCAGCGACTCGGGGTCGAGGAAGAACGCCATGCCGTACGGCATCTCGGGCTCGCAGATCAAGTCGACCTTGCTTTCCGAGGCGAACTCAATCGAGGTAAAGCCGCCAGCCAGCTTCCACGGCGCCTGCCGCACGTCAGCCTTGGTCACTTCCATGTAGAGGTTGCGCAGCGTCTCATCCATGATGGCGAGCTTGGGCGTGCGCTGACCAGCCGAGCGGATGCTCGCAAGCAGACGGTGCCAGTCAGCCTCAACAAACGTACCGCTCGACTGCACCTTGGCGGTGCCGTAGGCGCGGATGTTGTTGGGCGTCACGGTGACGTTCTGGAACTTGAGCGGCTGACCGCCCGAGTCCGCATCTTGGTTGAGCAGGATGCCCAAACCAGACAACGCCTTGCCGTAGTTGTTGATGCTGGCAGACGCCGCGCTGCACGGGACCAGCCAGTCGTTGTCGGCGGGGTTGCCGGTCGACGAAATGACTGTGACGGTGAGCGTCGAGGTCGCGGCGTCGATGGCGTCCACCCGAAAGTAGCCGTTCTGGGTGAAGGTCACGCCAGACACGCCGCCGTAGGCCAGAAAGTCGTTGACGCGGAAGTTCTTGCTGTACCACGTCGAGCCGAGGTCGGCATTGTCGTAGCCCAGCGGCTGGTCAACAGCCATCGTCCAAACCGAGGGGCCCGTATTGGTGGGAGCACCGTTGATCCTACCGAGCACGCCGTTGACGCTGGGGTCGGTCGGCACGCCGCCGCTGGCAATCTCGCGCACGGGCATTCCGAGCATCTGCTGGTTGACCGTGCGAGCACGGTTCTCAACCAAGTTCTGCAGCAGCAGCGCGAGCTCCGACTCAATCGCAGCCTCGCCACGCCCGCCCTTGTGGATCAGGTCGCCAGACACGCGAAGCACCGACGCAAGACGCGTGGTGTACGCCTCGGCCTGCGGCATGATGGGCTTGACGCCCTGCGGCAAGGTGCCGCCCTCGGCGTAGTTCGTGGTCGTGCCGCCAGCGCGGCCGATCAAGATCGGCCACAGGAACTTGAGGCCGTCGCTCTTGGTCTGCTTGGCCTTGACCGCGTTGAGCGTGACAGACTGTTCCTTGATCGCTTCGTACAGGTCGCCGTACTTGATCTTGAGCAAGCTGTTGAAAGCGTCGGCACCGGTAGTCGAAATCACCGCCATTGGAACCTCAACAAGCGGCATTTGCCGCGCTGGAACTGCTGGCCGTCACGCGGCCGGTTGGGCCTTATAGGCCAGACTTGCGCTGGAAGTACGGCACAAACTCCGATGGGCTTGCGCTGCTCTGAGCCTGTCGGCTCGGTTGAGACTGCTGTGCCTGCGGAGCAGCTGGAGTTTGCCGCTTTGCTGCCGCCTTGAGATGGGCAAACATTGCCATCTGTGGCTTGACGCGGTTGAACGCGACAGCGTAGGCGTCCTTGTGATACGGCACGCCGTACTGCTTCTCGGACAGCGCGCGCCACTCGGAGTCGAACTTGATCGCGACGGTGTCCTTGGCTTGGTTCACCAGCTGCGAAGCCGGAAAGCCAGCGAACAACAGGTCCGCCGCCTTGGTCACGTTTTCGTCGCGCCACTGCGTCAGGCGAGCCATCTGCGCCTGCTGCTCTGCGCGCTGTCGCTCTTGCTCCTGCTGCTGCTGCCGCGTGGTCAGCGAACCTTCCAGCTTGTCCAGGCGCTCTTGAAGCAGCTTGTTCTTGAGCTCAAGCTGCTTGTAGGAGTAGTCCGGATCGTCAGGGTCCAACTGCGAGAACGGGTCAACCGGCGCTTGCTGCGGGGCAAGGCGGTCCAGCAACGACGCAATCAGTTGCTCGCTGCGCTCTTGCTGCATTTGGAGCAACGCCGCAAAACGCCGATCCTGCTGCTCTGCATACTGCTGAAACAGCGCGAGCGGATTGTCCTGCTGCTTTGCATCCTCATCTGGCGCAGGCAACTCGTCGAGCGCGGCGACATCCGTGGAGTCGGCAGCATCCGCAAGAGCATCTTCGCCCTGCTCGGATGCCGAGCCGTCAAACTCCTGCTGAGACAACGAGGTGATCTCGTATGCCTCTGGGGAATCGAAGTTGTCGCTTGCTTGCAGTGCGTCAGTCATGTTCACCCTGCTGCCCGGCCGTTGATGATCGCAAGTGCTGCGTTGTCCCGCTCGGAAACCGGCGCCTCCATAGGCACAAGCGAGTTGGACGGAGCCTCGCCTCCGACATTGTTCGCAATGGCTGGACTATTTGTCAAGCCACCTTCTGATTGTCCATCTGCTGGAACATTCTGCATCCCGAGCGCTTGCTGCATGAACGCCCTATGCTGGTTCATGTGGTCGGCGATACGCCGCTGCGCCTCTGGGTCGTTGTAGGCCTTTTGCTGTTTGATCTCGCCCATGTGCTGCTCAAGGTGAGCGGCGTGATCCTCCCACTCTTGGGCTTGGATTTCCTGAATGTAGAGCAGGCGGTTCTCGTTGCGAGCCCTTTCTACGTCCAGATTGCGCGCGCCGATGGCCTCGTCCACGTCGCCGAACTCAAGCAGCTTGAGCGCCTTGTCGCGGTCCAGCAGGCCACCTTGGTACATGGCGAGGATCTCCTCGCGTCTGGCCTGTCGGTTGAGCGGCAGCGTGCTGTCAATCGACATCTCGACATCGCGGTAGGCGATTTTGCGTGCGTCAAACTCCTCAATGTCGCCCATCGCGTTTGGGTCGCCCACGGCGTACTTGAGCGGAAACTCCGCATTGTCACGCCACAGATTGAGCATCTTCATGGCACAACGCTTGAGGAACGAGTGCAGACACTGCAAGGTGATGCCGAGCTTGGTATTGTCCTCTTCTGCGGCGTACAGCCGGTCACGGCCGCTTGTTGCAGCCGATTGGTCGCCGAGCGCAGACATGCCGACAGCAGTGCGTTGAACGAGAAGATTTGCTGCGACACAGGCTGCTGGTCGACAAACTTTGGCGCAGCCGCGTTGCCGTTGTAGCCGACAACCTCGCCAGCTCTGCCGGTTGGCGTGTCCATCTGGGCTTCGCGCGGGGCAAGCCAAAGCCCGTAGACGTTGCGGTTGCGACCCTCGCAGATAAGGGTGACGTTGGCATTGAACTGCCGTTGCGGCTGGCGGGCAAACGACATCGGCGTGGTGCCGTAGAAGTTGTCCGGGTCGGGCTGGAACTCGACGTACTCAAACGGCAGCACACCGCCGCGCAACGGCTCTTTCTTGACAAGCTGCTGCGAGATGACAACCCAGTGAAAGCCGTCCGGGTACTCGTCGCACGGCATGTGCCACATCTCGCGCACCGCAGCCAGGTTGCCGTCCTGTAGGCGCTGCGGGTTCATCCAGTAGTCTGGCGAGACGACTGCTGTATTGCCGGAAGGCCAGTCTGGCGTCGCGTCGATGCCGTACAGGTCTTTGATTGCTTTGACAGAAAGTGGGTATACACGCCCGCACCATCTTGCGTCCTGCCACCTGTTGGCAGCGGGGTCGACGCGCATCTCGAAGTTGGACACGAAGCGAACGGCGACATCGCCGGTCTTGACGGTCTTTGGCTCCGGCAGGCCGTCGTCCGCCAGCTCCTCCGAGGCATCTGGCGCAAGCGTGACTTCCTCGCCCGCGTTCTCGTCCCAATCGAGATACCACCACCCGCCGCCGCAATCGGTCATGTCGGTGACAAGGTAGATGTATTCCTGCTGGAGCTGCTTGGCGCGCCAGAAGTAGCGGATGAGATGTTCGCAGGCACGCGCACTGGCTCTGTCGTCACTGCCCGACGTGGCTGGCGTCACAACCGGGATTGGCTGCTGGGCAATCAGTTTGGAGACAATCGTTCTGGCGTGCGACTGGTAGACGTTGATCGTGACCAGCTTGTTTCGACCGGACTCGTCTGCAGTCCGGCGCATTCTGCCTGCCGAACCGTTGTCCGGCTCAAGCCACTGTTCGCCGCCCTTGTAGAGCTTGTTCGCAAGCCAGTCGTATGAAATCAGGGCGATACCGGACTCGCAGCGCTGAAACGCCTCGCGCAAAACCGTAATCGGGTCACGCTGATCTTCGCTGTAGGCGAGGCTGTAGCCTTCGCGTGAGTCGGTAAACTTGCCCATACGCTTGCGCTCCAGTCTGTCAGAAGAACCGCTTGGCAGCGATTGGCATCCCGCGATACCGCCACTGCTGCTCGGCAAGCGCCGCTTCGTCGTCGTTGGGCGACTTGGTGAGCGTGACAGCAGACGGCATCGCAGACGGCGACAGCTTGTTGGTCACGTCGGTGCCGGACTTTGCTTCGCCAACTTGTGGCTCGCCGTACTCCTTGCGCGATGCCAGGTATCCGCCAAGACCCTTGGCGGCAAGGGCGCTCCCGCTGGCAACGCGTCGCTCCATGTCGTCGCCGCCTTGGGTAAGGCCAGCTACCGTCTGCCCAAGTCCGCTGCCGACTTGGTAGCCCATCATGGCGCCTTGAGGTCCACCGAAGTACGCCCCAGCTGCTCCACCGAGGATTCCACCCGCCAGCGGCGCGACTGTGTTGACCATGTCGCGCGAGGCGTTGCGCGGAGGCGGTCGATACGCTCGGAACATGCTGGCTCCTTACATGACGCGGCTTTGCAGCCTGACTGTTTCGTTGGGCGCGAACTGAGCGGCAGTTGTGCCTGAACCGGGTGGGCGGAAGTAGCCCATGAGCGGAGCGGACGCGCGCTGCATCCAACGCTGGAACATGGTCGGGTCGCCCTGCTGCGCTGCGATCTTGGCGTATTGCGCGCGGTCCTGCGGGTCCGACAGGTCGAGCACAACGTCGTTGCCGCCCGCGTTGACAATGTGGACCGTGTTGTTGCGGTAGTCCATAAGCGGGACGTACTGGTCCCGAGAGCCCTGCATCGCGGCTTGCTGCGCCGCCTCGCGTGCCTGTTCGCGCAGTAGCACGAAGTCTCGCGCGTAGGCGTCGCCGCTGTCTGCGGCTTGCATGAGGTCAACCCAATACGAGGGCGCACGCGAACCGGATTGTGCGGCATCGGCAGTCTGCGGCATCGGCGACGGGGAGACTCCCTGCTGCATTTGCAGCTGTGCCTTGCGCTCGAGGTCTTGCCGCGATACTGGCATCCCGCGCCGCTTGCTGCGACCGGATACGCGAATTGGCTCTGGCACGGTTGGATCTACGGCCGGAACATCTCCAATAGCGTCCGCAAGCGGAATGCCCGCAAGCGCACCGGGAATGTCCGCAGCCGCGTTCATGTAGTCCATGAACTCTGGACCTTGTGGACCTTGTGGACCTTGAGGAACCTTGCCGCCGTCTCCCGCAAGACCGCCTGCAAGCGCAGCAGCGCCCGTTGCAAGCCCGGCAGCACCCGCAATCTTGGCTGCACGTCCGGGGTTTGGCCCGTAGTTGATGTTGGCGAACTGGTCGCCGAACGAGGACGGGATGCTGCCGAACGGGTCTTTGCCGTAGCCACTGGCGTTGGGCGCAGGTCGCGGAAGACCCTGACGCATCGCAGGATCGACAACTCGGCCCGGTCTGGCGAATGGGTTTGCTCCCGGAGGCAGGACCTCTGCCGTGGGTGGCGATGGCAGTCTGGGGTATCCACCGCCGCCGCCAGACCCAGCGCTCGGAGGCAACATGCCGCCCGCACCGCCGCCTGTCTGCGTGATGGGTCCGCCCGACGCTCCTGACGGCGACGCAAGCTGGCCGCCTTTGGGCGAGAACGATGCAATGTCGCGCGGACCCGCCTTGGCAAGTGGACCTGCCTTTGGTCCAGACATTGGCAGTGATGGCTGACCGGCAAGTGGCTTGCGCCCGTACCGCATCCCGGACGCCGCTCCAGCCCCGGCACCGCCGAACCCGCCGCCGATAAGGGCTTGCTCGATGTCGCGCATGTCCGCCGTGACAGGCTTCGCAAACGGCACAATCGACTTGTAGAGCGGTCGACCCTGCGCGTCGATGCCGACAATCTCGGGCTCCTTGGGGCGCAGCACGTCGAGGATGATGTCGGCAGAGGTGTTGGCAGACCGCGCAATCTCGCGCGCCGTGTCCGCCATTGAAAACCCGCTGCGCTGCGCCCTGCGCAGCATGTCGAGATCGTCGTTCTTGGGCGCGGGCATCTGGTCCTCCTACACTCCGGCAGACATGATGGCCTCTGTTTCGCGTCGCGCAACGGCCGCCTCTGTCTCGCGCTGCTCTTGCGTTTGCAGCGCATCCTCCGCTCCAAACACCGCTGCGACAACCGGAGGCGCGTAAGCGCACAAGACTGCGTCGAGTTGCTTGGACTTGTCCGCGAGTCTGCGCTCAAGCCGCGCGTTGTTGCGCAGCAGGCTTTGGCGCTCCAGCACAAGCGCCATGATCGTTCCGCACAAGAACGCAGCAACAACAGACAGCACAAACAGCGCGACCGTGATGGCTTCAAGCGATTGCGGCATGAGCGCAGCCCAAGCGGGATTGGCCCGCACAAGGAACAATGCTTGCGCAAACCTCTGCACTTTGCAAGCACAGCAACAATCGCAGAGCCCAAGCGCCCTACAAATAGTCCAGAAACGACGGCGCCGCAGAAGGGCGAGCAGCAGGCGAATCCGGCAACACCCTGCCTTCCTTGCGCTCGAACAGCGCATAATCCGGATGCGCTGTCTTTGGCGCAAGAAAGTCGTCTGGCTGGACGGCAGGCTCTGTAGGTCTGGAGCCCATGTCCGGCGTCTGCTCAAACGCATAGCACATGATCGCCAGCATCATTGCCGCGTCGTCGTGCGCGCCCTTGACCGCCTTGGCTGTCGTGCAGCTCGCGTCGCTCCAGCAAAATGCCGACAGGTCGACATACGCAGGTGCCCATCCGCAAATCAGCTCCTTGTTGCGCACTTTCTTCTTGAGGGCCGCAATCATTGCGGGCTTTGTGGATGCCGTTGTCTGGATGCCGAGCTTGTCCTCGACACCGCCCGTGACGCTGTTGACCTTGCGCCGAACCCAAATGTTCTTGACGCCAAGCCTGCGTATGTCAAGGATAAATGCAACTCCCGGCCCGTTTGACTCCGGCACAACAAGCGGGTCGCCGTACAACATGCACACAAGCCGCGCGCGCTCTGCAGCCTCTGAGGTGTCGCACCTGTCGTACATGGCCGCGACAAGCTGCACCGTGCTGCCGTTTCGCCTGCCGATACCAAAGCACGTAAAGTCTCCGTCTGCAGCGCCCTGCGCAATGTCGGCAGACAGGATGTATTGCGCCCCGTCAATCGGCGCCTCAAACATCTCGAACCAGCCGCCCGCGTTCTCCGCAAACACACCGTCTGACGTGACAATGCCACGTCGCCACAAAGCCCGCTGCGAGACAACGCAGTCCCCAATCTGCTTGAGCTCGTCGCCCGTCAAAACCGTCCGGCCCGAGGTCAAAAAGCACGTCTCGTCGTCGTCCGGATACTCCGTCCGCATTGTGTTGATGTTGAGCGTGGCCTTGTCCCGAAACGTCCGGCACCACCACACGTATTGCTGTGCCGACAGCCCAAACCTTGCAACCCGCCCGTCCTTGTCCGGTACAACACCGAGCTCCACCTCGCACACACGCGCATCACGTGTAGACATGCCGCCGGAAAGGTAGCGTAAAACCGCTTCCTCCTCCTTCTCTGTCAACGCAACCGAATACCCGTCCAGCTCGTGCCACGGCACAAACACAGGCGCATAGCCAATCTTGCCCGCTTTGGCTGACTGGTACAGTCCGTGAAACGCGTCGCCCCGACTGCGAGGCGTCGACTCGATGCAAATGCCGTTGCCGCGCACCAGGTCAATCGCCGACGTCACCGTGCCAAGCGTCTTGTGGACGTCGTACCAGTACGGAATCTCAGTCAAGTGCGCAAAGTTGTACGTCGAGGACCGAATCTGCTCCGAGCTCTGCTTGGTGCCGGCAGCGTAAAAGTCAACGCGCGCACCGTTCGACAGCCGCATCTGCTCCGAGTTGTCGACAACAATCCGGTGTCCGAACACCCGACAGCCAGCGTTGAGCATGAGCCGATACTTCTCGCGAAACTCGGGCAGAAACTTCTTCTCGTGGATGACAAGACACACGCCGTAGCCGTCAACCGTGAGCATCCGCCACGTCACAAGCGCCGTCAAAAGCGTCGAGCATCCCCACTGCCGAGCTTTGGCAACAATCGCCATCATCGGCTTGCCGTCAAGCAGCTGCCCGACAAGCGTGAGCGCAAGCCTTGTCTGCGCCTTGTTCCACGTCAGCTTCGACAAAGAGCCGTACTTGGGCTGAATAACCGCGACGTGCTTGCAGTAAAACCGGAAGTTCCGCCTCGCCTCCTTGCGAAACGCCTCCCTGCCCTCTGCCGTCGAGGTGTCTATGCGCACCTTGGACGAAAGCCGCTCCTCAACTCGCTTCTGCCCCTCTTTGCCCAACTCCAGCCCAAGCGGGTTCTTGCGCATACTCGCAAGCCCAAACACAACTTCGTCCCTCGCTGCCTGCTCCGCACTCGCCCTGCCACCCGACACAGCAGCACCGCCCGCCTTGCGAACACGCTTTGACTTGCGCGGAACTCGCTTCGTCCCGCCGTGCGACAACCGCTCTGGCATGAGAACCTCGTGAGAACCTCGCCCTACTCGCCGACAACCGGAAAATCGTCCAGCGGGTCAGCCTCAACACCTTTGCCGCGAGACGCACCCTTGCCGCCCTGCACACGCTCCCCACGACTCAGCGCAGCAGCAATCGACACTCGTATCTTGAACCACTCCCGCGACTCCCGATGCATCAGGTCCGCTGTGTCCAAGTCCTCAACAGCAGAACCAGACACAAGCGCTTTGTATCGACCGGTGGCTTCCTCGTACAGCTCGGGGAGTTTGGACATAAAAAATCTCCAACGGTTGGGGGGAGTCATTGTGAGATGGGTACTCGGGGAAACACCCTCCCTTATACCCGGTGGGGTTGGCCTCCCCCTTGTGTCAGCGTAGGCCGCACCTGCACGGCTGTCCAGCGTCGAGCGCAGGCAGGGCAGACGGCAGCGCGGCGGGCAGTCACCGCGAGCACACCCCTTGCCTGACCGTCTGGCGATTCCGGGTGACGGGCTGGCCATGCGCCCAGAAGCCCTGCGCAGTGTCCTGGCGCATGTTGGCAGCCCTCGCAGGCTGTGGAGCGCGTGGAGCGCGTGGCTGTGTCTGGCTGGCGTTCTGCGGCTGCCGTTCCTGCGCACACAACCCACGCGTGGTTGCGCCTTTTGCTGGCGATTCGCGTGTGTGCAAGCCGTGTTGCGCGCCTATGCCCCAACTGCAGCCCGTCTGTGATCACAGCTTTGAGCTCCAGACAAGCCGGTTTGGCGGTTGTTTTGGCCGTTGCCGCTGTCCACGCGTTTACTTTTGCGCCAAAATGTGGCAAGGGAAGGCGCAGTAAGCGACGGTACGGAGCGCACCAGCGGCGGCAGCCGCGTAGCGCGTGGGTAGACTGTAGGGCGTCCCGGATGGAGGGTCCGCAGGTCGTCTAGGGGTCCGGGGCTAACCGGACGGTCCTGCGGTTCCTGCGGTTTGCGTGGTCTGAACACCCCAGCAACCGGCCTTGGTGGGGTCTACAGGCCCCACTTGAGGCGCAGCACCTCCGCTTTTCCCATTCCCTTGCCGCATCGCCATAGATTCCCGACTCTTGCGCCAGTTTTCTCTGGCCATCTCGCCGTTCGTCCGCGATAGCGGCCCGCGCCCCTCCGTTAGCTGTCACTGACCGGCGCAGACCTTGCGCGCTACTTGCGGTTTCCCCGCACCTGGCACGCCGCGTCGCGTGCAGGCCGTGCGTCTCGCGTCTGGTATGCGCAGACGTGCGCAAGGCTTTGCCTATTGCGTTTGCTTTGTTTTGCGCGGTATTCCCCCTTCCCCCGTAAGATGCGCAAAGCTTGCGGCTTTTGCAAGCATGCTGCGCAAGTGCGCGTAAACACTTGCCGTGTTGCTCTGCATTGTGACAAACGTGCAACACACGCGGTTGCTTTGTCACTCCGCTTGACACGTCCGGCGGCGCGTGTAAAGTGACCACACACCGCAGCAGACGCTGCACAGCACACAGGAGCCGCACGATGCGAATCACAAAGAACACTCACCCGCACGATCTCGACCGTCACCCACGCTGCAGCAAGGGCGCCGTTGTGCGCACAGGCTCAGACGGCATTCCCGAAGTCGTGGCCCGCGTCTACATCGTCACCCCGTCCGACGGCGCGGGGCGCTTGTGGGTTGGCGTCCAGGACTACGCCCACCCGGACGGCGCCCGATCGCACGTAGCCTACGCGGACGGCTACGGCTACGACAAGGTCACGGCTGCTCTGTGCGGCGCCACCGTCGGCGGCATTGAGCTTGGCGATCACTGCGACGCCAAAGGGCGCATGGCCATCAGCGCGCTCTGCCACAGCAAGGGTTGGCTGTACGTCGAGCCCTGACACCGCACCACACCGCACCACACCGCACCACTACCACACAGGCGCGACGGTCCTAGCTGCGGTTCGATTCCGCAGGCGCTTGCCAACATCCCCCAAAGGCGCACGGAGCGCCGCACACACCGGAGACAGACCATGCAGACCCTAACCCAAGCCCTGCACGCCGCTCGCGTGCAAGACAGCAACATCAACCGCGGACTTGCCGGCATGGTCGGCAAGCCAGTTGCCGCCGCTGCGGAAACGCAGCAAGCCTACAAGACCCTGCTCGATTTGCTGCCCGCTCGCAGTCAGCGCGCATACACTGCCGACGAGCTGCTGGACGCGGCCATGCGCGAGTCGAGCGGCGGGCGATGGGAGTTTCGTCCGCGCTGACCCAACCGCCGGGCGCAACGAAGACGACGCCGCATGATGCGGCAAGGAAACGGCAATGAAGTACGAGCTCACCAGAGAAACAAACGCCAACGGCCTGCTGCGCATCCGGGCGCTGCGCGACATCCCCCAATGGCGCGTCAAGGCCGGGGAGTGTGGCGGATGGGTGGGGTCAGAGCACAACCTGTCGCAGGACGGAGACGCGTGGGTGTCCGACAACGCGCAGGTGTCCGGCTCCGCGCGGGTGTACGGCAACGCGCTGGTGTACGGCTCCGCGCAGGTGTCCGGCTCCGCGTGGGTGTACGGCAACGCGCTGGTGTACGGCTCCGCGCAGGTGTACGGCTCCGCGCAGGTGTCCGGCTCCGCGCGGGTGTCCGACAACGCGCAGGTCGCAAACACTCGCGACTGGCTGGTCATCGGGCCTATGGGCCGAGAAGATGGGATGCTGACGGCCTTCCGCTGCAATGACGGTATCGTCAGGGTCACGCGCGGATGCTTCCTCGGTACGCTCGACGAGCTCGACAGCGCGTCGTTGGAGGCTCACGTTGGCGAGCACGCGCACCACCGCGCCATGTACGTGGCGGCGATCGCGTTTATCCGAGCGCATTTTGGTGCGTGACACCGCCAACCGCCGGGCGAACCGGCGGGCAGTGCCGATGACCGGCACCGTCGTCCCCTGCAGGGATGGGGACCGAGGCCCACGGACGGGCGGCTGCCAGAGCGCCAAGCGGCGCAGAGGTGTGCGATGAGACACAGAGAGGATGGTCCGACGCAGCTGACGATCGGTAAGCTGATTTCAAGCGGCGGGAATGACGGGAAGATCCGCGTCAGCCTGACTGGACCAAACATTGGCAGCATCGTTGTGTTGGCAGATCCTGCCGACTTCGCTGCGTGCATCACCGGGACGGTCGTCTCTGTGAGCGTGG